TGCTCTCCGAGACTGTTGAACCTGTCGCGGCCTTTGTCGTTTTTTACCCTTACGTCTGCGTTTTTGGGAACTGTTACGGCATCTTCGGGGGATGCAATAGCATCGGATATGCGAAGCTCGCGCTCTCGCACTTTGATTTCGCTGGTTATCTCTTCAACCTTATCAAGTAACTCGTGTTTGAGATTTTTTTCGGCATCAGAAAGACCACGATTATCACTTGTTGCCTTTGCATCGATATCAGCCGACGCCTTCATCAAAGCTTTCAGATCGTCCTTAAGCTGTGTAATGGTTTTCATACGGATTTCTCCTTTTGGATAATTTGTTGTGTTTTTGACAGTAAATCAACAACCGGATCGACCAGTTTTTGGGCCTCTTTAACTTGGTCAACGGTGTCGCCAGCAGTATCTACGTGCGGCAGTTCACCAGCGTCTCGCTGATCGGTTCCTGAATCAGTTTGTACATCTCGCACATCATGATTTTCGGATTCGCTCCGGGCGTCTCGCTCGTCACGAAAAACCTTTGCCACTATATTTTTAGCGCGATTGCGGGAATACCCTGCATCTCGCAGGTCTTTCTCTAAGTCGCGCTCGTTAATATCTTTTTCATCACCTGAATTTACTTTGTTGCGAGCTTTCATATTTTCAGGGACGTTGTTGTATATTGACAGATCATATTTTCCGTCAACAACTTCGCCGTCATATACTCGATCAACAAGGCCAATATCAAGCGCCTCTTGTGCAGTAAACCATGTCTCATTGTTCATATAATCAAGAAACTCTGATGCTTCCTTACCGGTCTTTTTCGCATAATCATTCGCTATAGACTGATTTATCTTTTCATGGAGAGATATTTCTTTGTCAATTGATTCTGCAACTTTCTTCAGATCGTCAGCGTTAAAATATCCGAACAAGTCAAGAAAGCTTAAGGCGTTGTGTATCATCAAAAAACCGCCGTCAACTATTTCGATCTCGTCGGCACCCATAATGAGAAACGATGCAGCAGAAGCTGCAAGTCCATCAACGTGTGCTATTACTTTTGATTTATGCTGCATTATAGCCGTTTTCATTGCGCGAGCAGTAAAAATGTCGCCGCCAGCCGAATCGACACGAAGGTGTATTGTTTTTGCGGTGAGTTCATTCAATTCTTTAATGAACTCGGTTGAATCAATTCCGAACCATCCGCCAATATCGCCATAAAGATAGATGGTTGCTTCGTCATCCTTATTCTGTATGTTTACCTTTTTGTCGATTCTACGCGACGCCATTTTCCGCATTGTAATCATTTTGCTTGTCCTTTTTTATGTTGCAAAAAGTCTCATTTTTTTACCGACATCTTTTTCGAGATCTTCACTTTCAGGCTCTTCGGTTTTCTCTTCGGGGGCAGCAGCCGGAACATTTTGATTTTTACTTAAATATTCTGTAAACTTGCTTAATGGTATATTTCCTGTAGGTGCCCAAAGTTCATCTGCAAGAGGATCATCGCTTGGGTTCATATCCTCTTTTTCTCTCGCTTCGTTCGGAGTCATCATTGTGTTACCGATCATTATTTTGTAAAATTCGGCCCGCTCCTTTGAATTCGCACGTAAAAGACCCTCTAAAACGTGCTTGAAATACATCCCTGCTTCGTATTGACGTTTGCTTAAAAGCTGAATATCGTATATCTGCTCAAGGTGGATTGCCCAGGGCAAAATCGTATCGATTACATACGATGCGTTTTCAGCCTCGATATTATTGAAAGACGATTTCGACATATCTTTTAATTTGTGCGGCGGGATATTAAACCATCGGGCAATATCGGTGATGTGGTGCTGTTTTGACTCTAAAAACTGTGAGTCTTCCGGGGAAAATCCAACTTTTTCTATCTTCATTCCCTCATCAAGTAGCATTAATCTATGTGAATTACCTAAACCGCTATAAGTTTCTGTTAACGCCCTTTTAAGATTGTCATGTGCTGGTGCCGACATTGCCGGGCCTGGGTGAGATACCACAACACCAGGGTGAGTTCCCTTTCCGAAAAAATTTGAAGAGAATGTTTCCATCGCCATTCCCCACCCGATATTTTTTCTTGCCATTGCAATAGGTGAATATCCGACAAGACCATCGAATCCGAAGCCTGCAATGTGAAGTATTTTGTCTCTTTTTAGGGTTTTTTCTTCAGTTCCTACCCTGATCACATAAACAAGCTCTTTATTTTCAAGCTTTGGTGATACACGATTTGGTGTAATCGGCCATAGTTCAACAATGTCGCCTACCCCGTTTGTAACTTTTTCAGCATACCCATTGCCCCATGTAAGTACATGGGACATAAGGCATTCACGTCCAATTTTCGCGGTCATAAACGGATTGAATTGGGTATGCATTACACGATATAGGCTACTTTCTGTAGCATATCGAGTCTTTTTTCCCTGATGTTGACGTAAATGTAGTGGTAAGCTGCCGCAAGTAGATGAAATCTGATAGACTGCATTCCATACGGCGCTATATGTCAGCGCGTTATATTCGTCTACATTTTCACCAGAGAGGGTTTGTGATCCGTAAAGGTTCCAGAGTGTAGAACTCCACGCCTTTGTATCGTTCAAGGCAAGGTCGTTTTTGAAGAACTTTTTAAGATTTCCAAAAAATCCCATTAAGTAAGCTCATAGTTAAAAAACGACTTTTAATCGGTCAATTTAACAATAAACATACTTATAAGTGTATTATTTTACGATGTTTTAATACACTTATGTATAAAAACTGTGAAAATTTAGGAAATTTTAGGAAATTTGGAGATAAAAAAACCTGTAAATTAATTAAATATTTTAACGCCAATTTCAGCGAAATGATTATTAAGATATATTAAACATTTACGACCAATTCCTTTCATATTTAAAAGACACCTTTCTTTGCCAATTTTTTTGATGTCATTGTAAGTTTTAATTCCGTTGCCCCTTAACGCATTTCTGTATCTCGATGGAATAACATATTCAGGGATAATTTGGTTTAAATCAAAACTATCTTCAGCTGTATTTTTGTTGGCACTTACTAAAAGTGACAACAATTTTATAGACAATTGTAAAGTTGATAATATATATTCTTTATTATCTATGTCACATATTCCTCCTTCATTTTTAATTCCTCCGTTTAACTGGAGATGTATGTTATTAATTGAACAAAGCACTTCTTCTAATACTTTTTGACCTATTTTTGATTCATATTGAATATTAATGTTTTCAATTCCCATTTATCCACCTATTTCTATTTATTTATTTTTGATTAAACCGACACCGTATAATCGACTCCCTAGAAACCCGAACCGATCCGACTATCTTTTCACTCGAAAGGTGTCCGTGCTCAATCCATAGCCTGACGGTTCTATCGGTAACCCCAAAATATTCAGCGACTTCGTAAATACTAAATAGACTCTTTTTAGGCAGAGACGGGTCGTCTTTTTCGTCGCTCATACCACTCGTCTCGAATTGAATTTGCACATTGTAATCGACCTCATCGGGATACGGCCGCCTCGTTCCTCTAAATGGCCGTGATCAACCCACATTTTAATGGTTGATTCCGATGTTCTAAAATGCTGTGAGGCTTCGAAAAATGATACCGTTTCCTCTGGTTTTTGTTCAATTTCGGGAGATTTTTGCTGTTCTTGATGCTTGACATCGTTGTTTTCAACCGGTTTTACTTCTTCATCTGCTTTGTTTTTACTGCCTATTGGTCGTGACATCGCTCCTCCTTATACAAAACGTTTTCAATATTAAAATTGGAACAATATGAAACATCTCCTATTTTTTCCAATGCCTTCAACATCCCAACGACTCCCTTATTAAAAGCTTTACCATTAGACTCTCTTCCTGTTAATTTAGCGTTGTAAAAAAAGGCTTTTGCCGCTTCTTTTAGTATAGATTCACTTATTAAAATCATCTGCCATCCCTAATTCAAATGTTTCAATTTCTATATTGTGTTTATCAACCAAATAGTTACAGAGATATATAATATTTTGATTAATATGCGCAAGCCTTAACGGATCCGCTCATTGCTTTGTGCTGATTTTACCAATTCAAATTGTCGAGACATTATTTCCTCCCACAATCGAGAATTGTTCTCCACTCAAAAAAACAAACATTCATTAGCGCCTGCCTTGCCTCTTCAACACTAATAATGTTCTGCTCAAATAAATTAGCAATTGCTTTCATTGCTTCTACCGCTGTCGCTGCATCCATAAAAATACCTCCTTATTAAAGCGCCATCCTGCTTACCATTTCATTGTATTCCATTTCTTCATAAACCGATTTTACCGGGTCTTGATTTACAATAGTTATACCTACCGCCATAAGTAGCGCAACCATGTCATCTATCTTGTCTACCGATTTCTTTCTGTCTGGTGCCATGTTTAGATTTACGTCTCTACGGGCAACTATGTTCGACGCGCACCAATTCAACACTGGGTCGCCGCCGTGCTTTATCTTGCCTGATACGTATAACTCCTCAAGTTTTTTCATCGCTGGGTGAAAGCTTTTTGTACCCTGAATGAATTCGACTAATTCTATTCCGCTCTTTGTTAAATTATTAGCTGACCCTGCCGCATTCCATGGATCGAAGGCTATTTTCTGTATATTAAATCTCGAATTAAGTTCTTTTATATCGTTTTCTACCACTTCGTAATCAATTACGTTTCCTTCTGTCCGCTTTATCAGTCCGGTATTTACCCATGCAGCATACGGAACGGTGCCTCGCTCGGTGCGGTACTTTATTGCATCTTCAGGACACCATCGCCAGCCGTGAGTATAGTACATTCCTTCCACATCCCACAGCAGCCTGAACGCCGCCAAATCCATCGTGCTTGCCAGATCAAGACCGCCATAGCATGGATAACCCTTTAGAAACTCAAGGTCAATTTCTGACGAACAGGCCCGCCACTTGATAAGATCGATCCATCCGCCCGCGGTAGATGCTTGCCTGTTGAGTCTTTTTATTTTAAATTCTGCAAGCTTTGACGGCATCTGTTTTGCCTCGATAGCTTCTTTTCTTATCGCTGCAAGCAGATTAGGATTAGATTCAATAAGTGGATTGGCTTTTACCCATACTGATTCATCGAAATCATCATCGGCTTTTATTCCAGCACTTTTATCTTCATCGTCAACAGCCCAGAATAAAGCAAGAAAATGATCGGCGTCGTTTCCGAAAACCCCGAGGAGTAGCTTTTTTGCGAAATCACGCAGTTCCCCCCACGGTCCCGGAGAGGTGTATCCCTCTGTTGTAGTATAAAGCCATAGCGGATTAGACCGCGCTCCTGCTGCCGATGTCAATACGTTTAAAAGGTCCGCCGTTTTGTGAGCATGGATTTCATCAAGCGCGGTATGGGAAGGGTTCAGTCCATCTTGAGTACTTGCCTTTGCATGAATCGGCTTAAAGCTGCTTCCTGTTTCAAATCTGGTAATCGCCTTTGACCACACCTCAAGCCCGAAGGCTTCTCTTAAATCCGGTGTTTTTTCCACCATTTTTTTAGCGATGTTGAAAATTATAGCAGCCTGTGGAAATGTGGTAGCCGCGCTCAATAGTTGCGCCCCTGGTTCCTCTTCACAGCATTTGCAGTATAATAATATTGCTGCCGACAAGGTACTTTTTGCCGATTTTCTGGCGGTGGCGTAAAGTGCAGAAGTAAATCTCCTGTAGCCTGTTTTTTTATCCCGGAATCCGAACAATTGAACGATAAAAAAACATTGAGCCGGAATCAAAACAATTGTAGGGGATTCCCATTTTCCCTCAACATGAGGCAGCTTCTCAATAAAATCACAGGCATTATTTCCGTGCCACTCATCAAACTTAAAATTACACTCTTTCGCTTTCGATCTTTTCAGGTCATCAATGAACCGTTGCGCCGCTAATCGTATCCATCGACCATGCCGCTTATTTTTTTTATCAGCAATAGCAGCTTTAGCGTATTCTATGGCTATGGATGCGTAATCTTTCATCAACAAGCCTGAACATTTACGTTGTTGTAAAATTTATTTTGTTTACGCTGTGAATTTACATCTTTAGTTTTTGTTCTGCTTGATGGCGTCATACCGAACTCGCTTAAAAATTTATGACAATCCCTTCTCGCCGTATTCGCTATATTTAGAAATGGAGAATTCATAACGTTTCCGTTTTTTGTTACCATTATTAGGCCGGTCTTAATGCTGGTTCCGTCCGATGCTTTAATTGATATTAATGATTTTTTCATTAACTCTTCAGCTTCTTTAAGCACTCCCCACGCTTGACAATATATCTCAAATTCCGGGTAATCCAATTGCGTTAATAGACCGTTGTTATACAAAACTTTCGACATCCTGACCCATTCTTCCATTGCATGCTCTTTTAAATGGGTCGGGGGCTTTGGTATCTCGCTATCAATTTCAGGCGTCGGTTCGTCTTCGTTGCGTCGGCATGGTCGGTCCGTGCCGTTTATAACGTGGAATTGCGTCGGTTTTATTTTTCTTCCCGCGGTCATGGCATCGGTTCACCGTCCGGGAGCGGGCTGCGTCCGGGGTTCCCCTCTAAAACTTTAATTC